TAGCATACACTACGCTATTGCGTGGAGTGTATTCGATTTCTACTAGATTAGTTTCTAGTATTGTACCTTTTAAGGCTACGAGGTCTAAGTAATTGTTAGCCTCAATTTCTGAGTTAAAGATAACTCCTAGGCAAGTACTAAACTCTTTCATTAGAGGATAGCGTGGGTTAGTATCTAACTCCACTCGGTAGGATAATTTAAATCCTTTTTCTTTTAGTGAATTCATTTTGAATTCCTTTCTTTAAGAGATTTACTTATTGTTCAATCTTTATACTAGTAAGTATAGCAGGGGGGTCTGACATTTTAGGGTGTTTTTCGGGCGTGTCGGAAAAGTATTTTTGTGATAAACCTCACATAAGTTATACACAGCCTGTGGATAACCTCGATGAAATTTTTATCGGCGATTTTTATTCACTTTTTACAGATAAATAAAAACCGCTAATTAAACAGATCATAGAAAACCAAAACAATGCGTTTCCACTTTCAAAAAAAGTTTGATAAAAACTCATTTTTTATAAACCTTCTTTCCATAGTATTCATCAAATTCAGTTATAGTCATTAGACCTTTATACTCATTACAGAAACCGCAAAATAGCGTTCCCTGAGAATAAGTGTTTTCACAAAAGCAACAAATTAGAGTACTCATTATTTAGACACATACCAATCTGTCCACATAGGTAGACGCTCAGGGTCACCATCATAGTAGTAACGCTCAATGTTATTTTCACAATCTTGACAGAAAGTAAATTGCTCATCTCCAATTTCTGAGATAGCAGATTTCATTGGATTGTGCTCTACGCACTTTTTATTTTCTAGTGTTATCATTTTTGACAACCTTTCTTTTTTTTATTAGTTAATTTTTATTAAGTTTTTTTATCTAATTACTTAGATGTTGGAAGTGAGTTACCACAGCGACTATGGTAGCATTTTCTACCATACTTGTCACCTTCTGGTGTACACATTTCGTGGATTGTAGCAGGTGCTAAAACAACCTGACCACATTGGCAGGTATTCATTAAACCTGCTGGGTAATCGCTTACTGTAGCGAATCCCTGACCAAAGATACTATTTGACATTTTATGTCCTTTCTAAGTTTGAGAACCTTTCTCAACTTTCTTTATACTAGAAGTATAGCAGAGAAATGTCAAAAAGTCAAATCGACACGCCGTGTTTTGAATGTGATGTCCGTCACAGGCGACGTCCAAAAATCGCAGATTTTATTCTGCGATCTTGGTTTATTTATTCAACAGGTAAAACTTCAAACGCATTAAATTTTTCTAATTCGTTTTCGCTAAGTTTAGCAAAAACTTTATTTAAATTAAAAACTGCTTGAAGATCTGTATCTGCTTCAGTTACAAAACTAATTAAAACATTTTTCTTCATTTATTTATTCTCCTCAATCTCATCTAGTAATTCCCAAAGAATTGGCTCTAACGCTTTTGCGCTTTCGTCTAATTTTTCTTGAAGTGTTTTCATTTTTATTTCTCCATTACTTTAATTACAGTATCTAAATCTTGTTCGGTAAGTAGTACGCCAGCACTACCCCATAGAGCAACATAAGCGTTATCTCCGTATTTTTCTTTTGCTAATGCGTATGCTAATTCTCTTTTATCGTGTGTATTCATTTACTTACCTACCTTATAGAGAAAGTCCCAAGCCTTGCGACAGACTAGGATTGACTTACAGTTATCGCAACAGATAACTCCGTGAGGGTTTAACTCTAAGTCATAGATGTCTATGCTAGTGCTTGTCGCACCACATACTGATTTAATTGGTACAAGTGTACTCATTTAGTATAACTACCTTTCTTGATTGCCTCATCTAGCATTTTTGCTAAATCAGGGTGAATTCCTAATGCTGGACTTTCCCAGTAGGTTTCTAATTCTAATTTTTCTACGAAATCTTTCATTAGTATTACTCCCAACTTCTGTTGGTAGCATACACTACGCTATTGCGTGGAGTGTATTCGATTTCTACTAGATTAGTTTCTAGTATTGTACCTTTTAAGGCTACGAGGTCTAAGTAATTGTTAG